AGACAACCTCTCACTTCGTTCGAGGTGAACTTCACTCACTTCGTTCGTTCAGTTCAGGTTTATAAAAACCTGTTCTGGGAAGTAATTTGTTTATTTTAATAATTATTAACACGCACGCGTGTGCGCACGCGCGAGGAAAAAATCGGCGCGGCGCTTGATTCAGGAGTTTATATGACGACGAAGACACCAGCCCGATCGCAAGCAAAAACTCGCAAAAAAGCCAAAAACAAAAATTCTCCCCGCACCAATCCCACAACGCCTGTCGTAGAGTTCAATCCCCAGCTCAAAACCGTGAAAATCTTTAGTGATGGCTCTTGCCTTAAAAATCCGGGTGGCCCGGGTGGTTACGGTATCGTTCTCCAGTATCGTGGTGAGGAACGCGAGTTCTCAGATGGTTTTCATAGCACCACCAATAACCGCATGGAGATGATGGGCGCACTTATCGGGCTGGAGCGTTTGAAATATCCATGCAACGTTATTTTGTACTCTGATAGCCAGTATCTGAAAAACGGCATGACACAGTGGATGAAATGGTGGAAACGTAATGGATGGATGACTTCTGATAAAAAACCGGTAAAGAATGTTGATCTGTGGAAACGTCTGGATGAGGCCGCAAGTCGACATAATGTTCGCTGGAAGTGGGTTAAAGGTCACGCCGGGCATCGTGAAAATGAAATATGTGATCGACTCGCGAAGATCGCAGCTTTTTCCGCAGCCGATACGCCTCACAAGAAAGACATTGGTTTTATTTACAACAAGTGGTAAGTAAGTGTTTACCTATCATATTAAATCATGTATCTTATCGGCGTCAGGATGACAATGTGTCGGTAAGACACAGTTCCAGGATGGAACGAGAAAGGCCG